ATGAATTTTACATCGTATTTATATCTTAGGTTAATTAGAAATAAAAAAATTCCGATATTGATTGGTGTATTGAGTGGTTTGTTTTCATTGTTATCGTTTTTTTCTGGCTCATTTTCATATTATTTAGGTGATATTTTAAATTTAAATTTAAATAAAACGGCTTTGCCTATATTTTTCTTGTTTATATCTACTGTGGTTTTTTCATTTCTATATCTTCAATCAGGAGGAAAAGAAGCGGCAGAAAGATATGAAATCTCAGGCTTAGACAAGGCTCTGAAAGATTTATCAAATCATAAGCAATGGACGTCGGCTCAAGTTGAAGACATAAAAAACAAAATTGAGTCATGGGAATCAGATAAAGGACTTAGTGAAGAAGAAAAGGAAATAATTATAACTAGTGCAGTTGCACAAATTAGTGAAGATGCTATAAAAACGATTTTTAACCATGAAGCAATCGAGCTAAAAGATAAAATCAAAGAAAATTTAGGTTTTAATCGGTTAGCTGACGCATCAAAAATCATCGTGATGAGATTGAGATTGAGACGTGAGATAACAGACTTACGGCTCCGTTCAAACATAAACCTTCTCATTGGAATGTCAATCACGGCAGGAGGACTATATTTACTTTGGTCGACAGTTTCCATAGTTGATGCTTCAGATTTATTGAAGGAGTTAGCTTCGGAAGGAAGCGAATCCAATATAATGTTTTTCAAAAACCTGATTCTTCCAATAATTCCAAGGATTTTGTTAGTAATATTTGTTGAGGTGTTTGCCTACTTTTTTTTACGCTTATATAGGAACGGACTTTCCGAAATAAAATACTTCCAAAATGAGTTAACAAATATTGAATCAAAGTTAGCAGCAGTTGAGTTTTCTTATATAACAAACAATCAAGATGGACTAAAAATCTCCATTGAAGCATTATCCAAAACAGAACGTAATTTTGTTCTGGAGAAAGGGCAAACAACAGTAGAGCTTGAAAGAGCAAAATCTGATTCTGAATTAACTAGAAATATTGTAAAGATAATTCCCAGAATGCTTGGTAGAAACAAAAGTCAATGATATTTTTACGCATATACTGAGGTGGTATATGCGATATATTTGTAATATAGACCACTTATGTGTAATTAATAAAAATCTTTTTTTTGCATGCCTCGTTGAATGAGTCAGATATGCTGCTGTGAAGTAGATCTCTTGTCCTAAAAATATAATATGAGTGGCAATTTCATTGGTGTATGAACGCTGAAAATGTGTTTCTCAAGTCTTAATATGTTTAATTATTACAAGATATTAGCAAGGTTAGTGGGTTTTTTGTTGTCGCATCTTCAAGATGATCTGGTGAAAAGTGGGCATATATCATTGTCATCTTGATATCAGCATGTCCGAGTATCTCTTTTAGGACCAGAATATTACCATTGTTCATCATGAAGTGACTAGCAAACGTATGACGCAGGACATGTGTTTTCTGTCCATCAGGGAGTTGAATGCCTGCCATCTTCAGCACAGTGTTGAAACGCCTCATCACATCCGAAAAAAGTGGACCTTGTTTTTTAGGAATGAGGTCATAGAGTTCCTTTGTTATAGGAACAGAACGGTTTTTACCGCCTTTAGTATTTGCGAAGTTAATCTTGTGCGGGATGATCTGAGAACCTTTCAGATCTTGAGCCTCTCTCCATCGACACCCGGTGCTAAGACAAATTTTTACTACAACCGTAAGATGTTCATTACCATACTCATCGCATGAATTTAAGAGCGATTTTATTTCTGGTAAGTTCAGAAAAGATAATTCCTTCTCTTTCGTTTTGAAGTGAGGCAAGTCATTCAAAGGATTTGGGTATTTTATATGGCCGAGTTTTTTTAAGGTATTGTAGACAGAGGTTAAGTAAGTGCATTCAATATTTATTGTTGAAAGCTTGGCTGGCCGTCTGAATTTATTCCTTTTTTTACTGAATACCTCGCCAGTGATTCTTTTTCGCCTATAGTCTGAAACATCAAAAATAGTAACATCGGCAGCAACAGGATCGCCTAAGCCTTCGCAAAGCCTGAGCAAATTTTGGTGCATTAATTCACTACCAGTTAGCGTTGTGCCGTGCAGTTCGTACCAAAGTTGAATCAACTCGCTCAGAAGGCGATTATCATCCTTTCCGCCAAGCCAGGGCTTGGCTTCAACTTCTGTCATGGTGTGCTTTTCAAAGGCAACAGCTTCGCCTTTAGTAGCAAACTGTTTGCGCACCCGTTTACCTGAGCGCCCGCTGGGATAACACTCACAAATCCATTTTCCTGTATCCAGCTTACGTACAGACACGTTAGCTCCTCAGCTATAAGAAGTAGTCATGACGACACGACCAATCGGTTTTATATCATCGAGAGAACATTCGAATGATATTTCACCACCACTCACCATTAATTTTTTCGAAGGGATTTTAGCCAACTTACGCAGGCTGTGAGTCCCATCCATTTCAACTAACCACTGACCATCAGTGATGTCAGTGAATGCAGTTTCAAGGATATATCGAACATTTGATTCAATTAGTTGTAGTGGTTTCTTAATATCCAATTTTAAGAAAGCTAAATCAAAAAGGGTATATTTTGCCGGATGTATAACCCCCTCGATAATCTTGATGTTATTAACGCTAATAACATCAGATTGGCTAGGTTCGAACATCGGGCCTTCACCAGTCATCAACCAAGTCAATGATACCTTTGTTTCAATCGCGCAGATAATGATCCAATCGAAAGGGAAAGTGTCTCGCATCCAACGGTTAGCTAAGGTGCTCTTTGACACTCCAAGATGGTCCGAAAGCTGTTGGCGCACACCGAAGCCATAAGCCTCCATCACGCGTTCAATCGCTTCTTTTCCACCTTCTTGGGGTGTTAATTTAATCTCAGTTGAGATTTTATCTGTTGACAGTTCCAAATTAAGATCCTATCTTCTGGCTGTACCCAAATGAGACCCTGCGTACAAGCGATGTTAACTCATGACAACTCAACAGGAGAATATGCCTGATGGCAACTCAGATTTCAATTTATATACCCAAGGTCAAAGTGACCCCAAATGAGTTCGAAGCGCTGGAAGGTGTGCGCGTTCGTACCGTTTACTCATGGTGCGAAAAGGGCAGACTCTCTATCGACAAAAAGTCTCATAAAAATTCTCGGACCCTAATTCATTACCTCAAATACAAAGAGCGCGAAGTCCGTCAGGCATTAGGACACAACCGTTTTGAAATCATCATTGGTCAGCGTCCATCCTGACCCAACTGGGAACCATGAACCATGTTTGATTACACTGAATCCAAACATTCCCATTTTGATGCAGCTTGCCGAGCGTTTGCGCTGGCCAATAGTGTCGAGGCTACTGCCCGCGCTGTCGGTATGAACCCACAGGTTTTACGCAACAAGCTGAACCCAGACCAGCCACATAAGCTGAGCATAGACGAAATGTTGGCTATCACCGTTTACACCGACGATGCCCGCCTGATTGATGGCGTGTTGGCTCAGCTCAATTGCCTGCCATCCGTCCCTGTAAATGAGATTAAGTCCAGCAGCGTCCCGGTATATGCACTGAATGCCACCGCTGATGTGGGTGCGATTGCTGGGGAAGCTGTATCTGTTGAACCAATGACCCAGGCGCGTAAGAACGCCATCTTAGACCGGGCAAGTAATGCGATACGCAATCTCTCGCTGATCATGCTTACCGTTGAATCCCGGTTCCAATCCACTCCAATGGTTGCCGCCGCTGTTGATATGGTCAGCGCGTGTGCTTCATTACCCGGAATTGTGTGAGGTATCACTATGAGAACTTTTGTCACCTTGCTTAAACGTCGTTCCCCTAGACCCCAATTGGCTAATTTTGGCCATGGCTGGATAGAGTTGCCAAATGGTCAGCGCTGGCAGCCAGCACCAGGAGCCAAGATTGTTAATCAAGCTCGCCGCCGCTCCTGGATTTGCCGTCTCTGGTCGAAAGGTGGCTACCGTGGCTGATACCGAAAAATGGTTGGCAATCGTCAGGCAGATTGCGACGGGTCATCACAGTAAAGCCCGCAAGGTTTGGGACGGATTAAATCAGAATCAGCGCGGCCTGGTCTTACATTCCGCAGGTATGAAATCTTCATTTTGTCGTTATGCCTGGAGTGATTTCAACAATCGGGAACTGCTTAGGCTTAAACGTGGTATCCAGCGTTTATCCGCAATAGTTGAGTTGTTTGGGAAAGTTGGCGATCTCGCGTTCGTGCAGCCCAAGAAAGTAACAACTGTTCCAGCTGCCCCAGTGCAGGAAATTGCAGAAGCAAAAATAAACGCTCTCCTTCAGGGGCGGAACCAATTGCGTGCGCATTTTTCGCGTGACTCTCATTAGAGGACCAAAAATGAAAATTATTGCTGTAGACAAAGCAGGGCTCATGGAAGAGTTGTCAGCCTGGGGCGTTAACTCCGAATATTTAGAATTCTTCCTGTCAAAATGTGCAGACGACGGGCGAACTGTTTCGCTTCGTCCTTTTGTATTCAACGACACTATCCATCTGGATGATCCGCGCCAATGGCTGGCGTCTAATGTCGCTTTCTGGTGCCGGGTATATCGTGAAGCTCAGCTTCAGGTAGAGCAGATTGAGGCATTAAGCGGCATCCGCGCCATTTACTACGTGGCTGGCATGATGGGCCAGGGCGTAATAACCACAGCTATAAATGCCTGGTGGGGGCTTTCATTTGAGCTGCACCAGTTGCCAGCAGTAAATCGATCTTTAGGACGGCCAGTAGCGAAATCGCAATCGGTTTTTACTGACAATCCCTCTCTGACTCACTAAACAAAACGCAGAATTCGCACGGCCAAATAACTCTGGCTGGGGATTTCTGCGCTCTAAATTGGAGTAATCAAGATGCAAATGACCCGCCAGGACATGAAAAAGACAGCAGCCAGCGATGAGTTGGTAACTGAATTATGCAGAGCTGCGCGTATTGATGGCCGTAAAGATATGGCCATTAAGTTATCTGTACGCCTTGACCGCCTTGCCACAGAAGTTTCAAACAAGGAACTTTCAGCTGTTGAGATTGTGGATCTTCTGCGCGAAGAATCAGAGAGCTGGGAGGCATCATGGCACTGAAGACCCCTCTCAAGTTGGCAGTTAGCAAAGCCTGCACCAAATGAGACGCGATTTTATGGTTCATATTGAAACTGAATGCCTTTATGCCGCCGTAGATTGGCGGCATCAGTATACGCTGTTGAATGGTTTATTGTTTTGGCGTGTTGCGGGGAATGTCAGCAAGTTTGAACTTACCTTTTGCCATAGCCACTTTGACTTCAAGCGGGGCAAATACAGCGTCATATCCCCGGAATGTGTCCATGTCACCAAGCAAGTTGACCAATCCCTGCTTCTTCAAAAACTCACTAATAGATACGTAATCACCCAGACCAGAACCGGTGATAGAGCGATATATAAATCCTTCATGGAATATCGCTACTGGGTAGGCCATCGAATCAATCTCATCGTTTTTATTCTTCAACCAGGTGGTGATCTTCTCGTCAAATTCTGGTCGAGGGCATTCACGTGTGTATCTGTTTTCCATTTTTTGTTCCTTCCTGAGTGGTAGTTGAGATGCTTAACTTATCGAAAAAAACAGATCCAATCAAACCTTGGGCTTATCCATGGAATGCCCCTAAGCAAGCAATCTCGAGCCCTTTCCCTACTTATGCAGAATTGCACCAGAAGGAAAAGGAGAATGAGGCTTTAGCGCACGCGCAGGCGAAATTACAGCAGCAATCAATCATTGTACGCATGGATGTGAACAGGCGGGCTAATCAGCTCGAGAAAGAGCAAGGCATTCAGCGTGCTAATGCATTCATGTCAAAAACCTTTATAAACCGGATACTTCCCCGTATTGAGCTGGTCTCAGTCCGCTACAAAATTCCGAATATGACAGCGGACAATGCGCAGTTGATGTGGCGTTTTAACAATTTACCCGATATGGCGCGGGCTGATATCGAGTTACTTGCGCAAGACGTTGCAAGTTTCATCTGTCTTGAGCTGGGCATAATCAACGAAGAGTTGGCTGATTGTGGCGATCTCAAGATGGCTCACGCTTTATTCGAGCGTGCTGGTACTATCACGCAGGCATTTCGACAAAATGCACCTCACTGGGAAAGTCTCCGAGACAAATATTTTTGTGAAGATAAAGCTGTTTCAGCCGTGACCAGAATGCTGTCTGATAAATGGTGGTTAAGTCGCTTACGCCGCCATGCAGGGGAGTGGCGTGAACATATTCAGATTGCGCTTAACAAAGTCAGTAAACGCACCAGTACCTATGCCAGCAAAATGACTATTCACGAATGGAAGGAGCAAAAAAGGCGCACACGTGAATTTCTCAAATCGATGGAGCTAGAGGATCAAGAGGGCAACCGCATCAGCTTAATTGACAAATACTGGGGAAGCGTAGCAAACCCAGCAATTCGTCGTACTGAGATGATGGTGCGGATTCGTGGATTTGAAAATATCTGCAATAGCCTTGGTTATATCGCTGAGTTTTACACTCTAACAGCCCCGTCGAAATTCCATGCTACAACCATCCATGGTCATAACAATCGTAAATGGAACGGCAGCAGTCCTGCGGATACCCAGCGTTATTTGCGCCGGGTATGGGAAAAAGTTCGTGCGAAACTTCACCGTGACGAGTTACGTGTTTTCGGGATCAGGGTTGCTGAACCTCATCACGATGGCACACCTCATTGGCATATGTTGTTTTTCATGCGCCCAGATCAGGCCGATCATGTCCGGGAAATCCTCCGGGATTATGCGATTGAAGAAGATAACTCCGAACTGAGCACAGCAAAAGCTCTAAAAGCCAGATTTCATGCAGAAGCTATAGACCCAGAAAAAGGGTCTGCTACAGGCTATGTAGCCAAATACATATCAAAAAATATTGACGGATACGCCCTTGATGGCGAGTTGGACGATGAGAGTGGTAAGCCCATGAAGGAAGCAGCAGTATCTGCTGCTGCATGGTCAGCTCGCTGGCGTATAAGGCAGTTTCAATTTGTGGGTGGTGCGCCTGTGACTGTTTACCGCGAGCTTCGCCGCATGGCGGACCATGACACGGCAATGGGGTTAAGTGTGGAATTCGCTGCGGTGCACGATGCGGCAGATGTTGGGGATTGGGCAGGATACATCAATGCACAGGGTGGCCCTTTTGTTCGCCGGGATGAACTGGTTGCGCGCACTTGGTATGAATCAAGCCAAGACGTTAATGCGTTTGGAGAAGAAATTATTCGGGTTAAAGGGGTTTTTTCTCCCTCGGTGGGAATGGACACTACAATTTTGACACGACTGATGCAGTGGAAAATTGTGCCTAAGTTAGCCGCCAATCAGGCGGTTGCAGTTAGTGGCGCGAAAGCGCCACCTAGGAGTTCTGTCAATAACTGTACGGAGCTGGATCGGAAGCGGTTAGAGGTGGAGTTGATTGCCAGGGGTTTTGATGGCAGTGCAGATGAAATTTGCGTGCTCTTGCGGGGAAGTGGGCTGAGTATGGGAGGTGAACGCATGTTGGCGTACTCCAAAGGACGGCTAACTGAACGCGGTGGGGAGACTGAGAATGAGATTTGGCCAGGCTGGAGCTAAATCATGGAGTTAGATAAGCGCTGGCTATTGATCAGCTCCTTATGACTCTTAAAAACTATTTCACCTTTGTTACTATTTATAATACTGTATGTTTGTACAGTGTCGATATGTAAGGGAGCTTTAATGAAGGATTTCCATATGGAATCGGTAAAATTACAACGTATTGATTTGATTACCAGAACACTGGTGAATGATCTTTACAGCGATGAGGATAAAGAAATTGTTATGATCTGGCTTGCCGAGATGTTTACAGGATTAGTCAAAGAGATGAAACAGCAAAAGCAGGACATTAAAAGCCCCCATTAACTGGAGGCTTGAGGATTTATGAGGCTTGAAGCAAGTTCAAAGCAATCTGTTTTTGCTGAGGTGACATTCCGCTGATGACTTGCTGTAAAAGCATATCGCCCGTTTTGGCGCTGGGGCTGATAGTGTGTGAGAACGTCAGGTTCATAACAAAAGTATGGCCACACTCGACGTCAGCACAGGCGCAGTAAATATCAGCAATATCCCGGTGTTTCCGGTTGGTTTTGCGGATAACAGCTTTAGAGCCACATTCTGGGCATTCGATTTTCATTACGCGCATATCAGCGGCTCCGGCAAAATAATTGTGCCTGGATTTTAACCGTTTTAGCATCACACTGCATCCTTGTTAGTTGTTTCTGCTGTAAATTTTAGGTGAAGGCGTTCCGGCACCTCTGGATCGCCATTTACCGCCGCCATCAAACGCCGCTGTACGGGCAGGATCTCATCCTTACGGTAGGTTTCTCTCGCTTTGGCGGGGTCACCGAGGCCAGCCGCATTTTGCGGGATGATCCCCGCCAGACCTGCCGGGAAGCGGTGAGCATTCAGAACGTCCTGGGCACTGATGTTTTTGACGTTGGCAAACTCATCCTTCGCGCCAATATCGCCCATCTCAATAAACTTCACCGCATCCGGGTCACCGCCTGGTATGTTCACCAGAATGGTACTGAAGTTGCCGATCCCTTTGCTTTCTTCCAGCTGCCGGCCGATTTCTTCCTCCACTTCATCCGTCATACTGGGGTCGCGGGTATAGAGGATGCCGCCCGTGTGTGCACCATTGTGGTAATAGCGACGGCGGAAAATAACCGCCTCGCTGTTGAGCAGTGCAGAGTGGATGCCGCCAATGTAATCCGGCAGACCATAAAGATGCTGTTGTGGATCGTACATCTTCAAAAAAATGACGTCCTCAGGCGGGTAGACCAGCGGCTCTCCATCCTGCAGAACGACAAATTCACCTGATTTACGGATACGCATGTACAGGCCCGGCAAGGGCAGCAGGGCGATTACTTCCCGCCAGCCGTTACGCACTTTCAAAATGGCCGTATCGCCAAAGGTGATGTAATCAAACATAGAGGCGTCCAGATCATTATGTGTCATACCGCCCCCCTGATAATCTGACGTCACCATGTTGCGGCGTGCCTGAACAATTCCCCCATGCTGGCCATTGAGGTTAATCAGCTGCGCAAGGGCGAGGCGGTCAATAGGCTGCCTGTAGTGATCGTAATCATTGTCATACCAGATTTCACGGTAATCGGTGCCCGTGGTCAGTACCGGTTCGGGTTTATCAAAGGTAATGATGCTCATCGCCCTGGTGCTTTTGCTTGCAGCTGGAGTTCGTTTAGCCTGGCGTTTGTTGTATTTCTTCATGCTGCTTTTTTCAGCCTCCATTTAGATTCTGGCTTATTTTCGTAGTTGAGTGGTTCGTTATGTAGCGCGTGTGTGATGGCCCAGAATGCCTCTGCGTGCCCTGTCTCCGGGCTCCGATCAGCAACAAATGTCATCGCGTTGCCGCTGTGCGTTGTGGTGTGGCGTATAGACATAAACGAGGCGGGGATCTCTTTCAAATCTTTATCCCACTCGATGCGGGCGCTTCCCACTACGTCAGCGGCTTTTAATACCAGTTGGTTTTTGGTGTTGCGGTCATAGCGGATAGCAACAGCCTGGCGGATGGCAAAATGCTGGATATTGTCGAATACACCCTGACCGATCCCCGTCACGTCTACCCCCAGATAGGTGAAGTTGTACTGGGTGAACAGCTTCTTAATCTGCTTTGCCTGCCAGCGAAAATTCATCCCCTGCCAGTTAAATACGCGCAGCACGCGGAATTTCTCACCATCGTTCTGGGGCGGAGCAACTATCACGAACGTGGACATATCGCCGGAGCGTGCAGGGTCAAACCCTCCCCATACAGGGCGATTACCAAACGGGCGCACGGCGCTGGCGTCATGATCCTGCCAGCTGGTGACATCCACGCCGCACGCCTCCAGGTCAGAGAACCTGAACACGGAGTTTTTGCTGTCCACGAAAACGCACATGTAAAGCATGTTGAACGTGTCGGCGTTATAGCGGTTACGTAGCTTGTCGATGCTGGCCAGATTAAAGCCGCCTGCAATGGCATCTTCCAGGGTGATAACGTAGCGCCACTGGCCGTCGGGGCAGAGACGGCCGCCGTCACGTAGCTCACTGAAAGCAGGGAAGCTGACCGCCGCGCGTTTCTTGCTCCCCATCTTCCACTCTTCACCCGTCCAGAACGGGTAAGCCTGATGAGTCTTGGCCGATGGCGTGGAAAAGTAAGTGGTGCGCCAGTGATCGTGCGTGGCCATTGCGCTGGCCACTTCATTCAGCCGGGCAAAGTTAGGCACCCAGAAATATTCATCGCAGTACAGGTGGCCGCTGTATGACTGCGCGGTGTTTTTGTTGGTGGACAGGAACCGCAGTTCTGCGCCGTTACTCAGACGGATAGGGTTGCCTGTCAAAGTGATGCCAAAATACTGCTCAGCGATGTTCACGATGTACGAGCGGAACACCTCGGCCTGTGCCTTACTGGCTGACAGGAATATTTGCGGATCTCCGGTCACTACGGCGTTTTCAAAGGCTTCAAAGGCAAAATACCAGGTTGCACCTATCTGGCGACTTTTAAGGATGTTGCGTATCTGCTGGCTTAAATTCAGACGCAGGTGTTCTTGATAGCCGAAAAGATGCTCATCCGCCCAGAGGTCAAAGTCTTCCTGGCTGAGTCTGCTGATATCGTTCTTTTTATACTGTCGTTTTTTTCGTGGTTGTCCGTCGTCGTCTTCTTGTGGCGCAGCTGCTGAAACACCTTTCGCCGCCATCAGTTTTTCTTTGTGCTTGTTGGACTGCGCCCGGATTTTGGTGGCGTGGGCAATGAGTAAATCCAGCTCCTTTAACTCCAGCTCCGTTTTGTTGTCACGCACCGTCAGCAGCTGACAGCGCCTTTCTATTGCTTCCTCCGTGCTTTCATGGCTGAGTAAATCAGCCCATCCAAATTTTTCCGCCCAGTAATAAATAATCCGCGCATTAGGCAGATTTAAATCAATGGCGATTTCTTTTGGCGTGTAGCGCCTTAGGTAAAGCGCACGCGCAACGCCTTTCAGTTCTTCAGAGTATTTAGCCATAGCGATTATTATGCCGTGTTATTTCAGATAAATATGGCGGTTAAATTCGTATGCATTCGGCTTTAGGTATATATCCGAACTGATGCGAATTTAATGAAGTGCGCAATCTTCCCGGATGTTCAATAATTCATTTCGTTGGAACGCATTAAGCAATCAGGAAAAATAATGTCGCATTTACGCACTGACTGGCTTTGTGTTGCTACAGAAGGAGATACCGTAGACGGAAGGGTATTAGAACGAAAGTGGTTAATTGATGCTGCTGAAACGTATAACCCGAATTTATACGGGGCGCTTATATGGCCTGAACACTGTAAAGACTTCGGCAATTTTGGCGAAGTCCTTAACGCGATGTATGACGAGGGCGATGATGGGCTGGTAAAGCTTTACGTTCAGGTCCGGCCTAACGGCTATCTGCTGGAAGCAAACAAACGTGACCAGATGATTTATTTCTCCGTCGAACTGACTGACGACGGCAACTGGCGCGGCACGGGCCGCAGCTATCTTGAAGGGCTGGCGGTAACCGATACCCCAGCCAGTGTCGGAACGACGCGACTGCGATTTAATCGCCGCCGCGAAAGTAAAACGGGCTATTACGGTTTCAAAATTAATGATGCCGGGGAACTTAAACAGGATAAAGAAATGAAAAAAAACTGGCAGAGCTGGTTTGGTATTCAGCCAAAGAAATTTGCTGAAGAAGACACCACAGAAAATCAGTCAGGCGATGATGATAAATTGCAGGTGTTAGCCAACGCCGTTAATGAGCTTGAAGGGCGAATTACAGCAATTGAAACGCAGATGTCGCAAACCCAGACCGATGTTGAAGAAGTTCAGGAAAGTGTGGAAACCGTTCTGGAAGTGGTCGATACCCAGGAGTTTGCCGCGCTTCGCGATAATCTGCCAAAGCTGATTAAAAACTTTGGCAAGCTGGATAATAAAATTACTCAGCTTCCTCAACGTAAAATTGGCGATAAGAGCGGCGAGTCGGACAAGAAGAAATTCAAGTTTCTTTAATTAACGTCACTAACCCGTCATTCACTATTTCGCATTTATGCGAGAGGGAACAGTATGAAATTAAATAGCCGCGCTGAAGCGTTTATTAACGCGTATGCAGCCGGGCTGGCAGAGAACTACGGGGTGAACAAACCACACCGCTATTTCTCGCTGAGTGACCCACAGGAAACGTCCCTGCGCAGTGCGCTGCTGGAGTCCGTCGATTTCCTCAGCATGATCACCTGTGCCGATGTCGATCAGCTCTCCGGCCAGGTCGTTTCGGTAGGCGCATCTGCGCTGCATACCGGGCGTAGTAAAGATGCCCGTTTTGTCCGCCGTATTGGCGTGGACGGCAACACTTACAGCCTCATCGAAACTGACTCATGCGCCGCACTGCGCTGGGACCTGCTTTCGATCTGGGCTAACGCCGGGGATGAAAACCAGTTTTTCCAGCTGGTCCAGGAGTTTTCAAACCAGGCGTTTGCGCTGGATATGCTGCGCATTGGTTTTAACGGCACGTCTGCCGCACCGGATACAGATCCGAAAGAAAACCCGAACGGAGAGGACGTGAACGTGGGCTGGCACGCCCGCATGAAAACCTTCAAAGACGGTTTCCAGATTATCGATGATGCGGTGACCCTGGGCGAGGGCGGTGATTATCTGTCTCTGGATGCGATGGCATCAGACCTGATTAATACCAAAATCCCGCAGCAGTACCGCAACGATCCCCGCCTGGTGGTGTTGGTCGGTGCCGATCTGGTTTCAGCTGAGCAGTACCGGCTTTACCAGAAGGCGGACCGCCCTACGGAGAAAATTGCCGCGCAGATGCTGGACAGCACAATTGCGGGACGCCCGGCGATTGTCCCACCGTTCATGCCCGGCAAACGCATGGTGGTAACGCCGCTGAAGAATCTGCACATATACACACAGCGCAATACCCGTCAGCGCAAAGCGGAGTTTGTTGAAGATCGTAAGCAGTACGAAAACAAATATCTGCGCAATGAGGGTTACGCCATTGAGGTGCCGGAGCTGTACGCCGCAATTGATGAAGATGCGGTAACCATCGGCGACGTACCTGAACCGGTAGAGGGCTGAGCATGAGAATGTCACCCGCACAGCGTCACAGCCAGCGCGTTCAGACTGAACAAAAGCTGGCCCGTCAGGAAGCCATTGATACGGCCAACAGTCTGCACCTGCATATGCAGGCGCTCAGTCAGGACGTTGAGCGGGTGCGCTCGCTTGAAACGATCGCAGACCGTATCGAGTACAAACGTAATGAGTTGCTGCCGCGCTGGATGCCAACGGTTGAGGCTTATCTGGCCAGCGGCAAGGTGTACCCAAACCCGGTGTTCAGCTGGTGCGTTGTCTGGTTGTTCGATACCGGGGAGCTGGAGCAGGCGCTGGACTGGGCGGATATCGCTATCAGCCAGGCACAGCAGACGCCGGACAACATCAAGAGTCGGTTCCCTGCCTTTGTTGCAGATAATGTACTGGCATGGGCTGAGGACACGTTAAGTCGGGGGGAAAGCGTTGAGCCTTATTTCTCCCGCACGCTGGAGAACGTGACGCAGAACTGGCGGCTTCATGAGGAAATCACGGCCAAGTGGCTGAAGTTCGCCGGGGTAATGCTGTTGCGTGATGACAATGGAGAGGCCCGCGCAACGGCGCTGGATGATGTGGCATTGCTGGAGCAGGCGGAGGCTTTACTGGCCGCCGCTGAAGCGAAGCATAAAAAAGTGGGTGTGGGTACGCTGCGTAAAACCATCGCCGCCCGCATCCGTTCGCTGCAAAAGCAGCTTTAAAGACTACCGCAAGCCAGGCGGGCGCGGATGAGGGCAGAACACGTTTGTGTCATGCGCCGTGGACTCCGGTCAGCCCGCTTTTTACGGAGAGTTTATGTTTAGTGGAAGGCCGATTGATTATCAGGACGAGCCGCTAACGAATGACGGGTTCTGGCCAGACATGAATCTGGCTGACTTCCAGAAGCAGCGCAGCATCCCGGCTGATATCGATGCCGGAACGGTGGCTGAAGCGCTGCTGACTGCGACAGCAGAAGTTAATGGCCTGCTGATCGGCGTGCAGGAAAAACACCGGGCCAGCGGTCATTCTACTGCGGCAGCTGTACCGGGCGTCATGATGTCAGGCCGCAATCAGCTGACAGCACAGTATAAAAAAGCGGTGTTTGCCAGGGCAAAAGCTGACCTTCTTGGAGAGTTTGCGTCCGTTGGCCGCCGCGAGTCGCATCCGGGACAGGAGAGCGATGAAACGCGCAATGGACTGCTGGCGGAGTCATCCGTTGTTATCCGTCTGATTAAGGGGCTGAAGCGGGCCACGGTGAAAAAAGTATGAGCCAGCTTGAGTCACTTACGCAATTTTTTACCCTCAATATGCCCGCCCGCGCAATGCAGTCGTTTTCCAGCGAAATGGAGGGGATGAAGACCATCCCCGCGGCAAAAGATTACGGACTGGGGCAGTACAGGCAGTCTGTTCTCCGTTACGACGCGGTACTGGCATGGGAGCGATATCCCTACAGGGAGTTTGATCCCCGTGTTCTGGTATCGCTGCTGGAAGCATGGATTGCTGAAGCTGACAGGTCGTTACTGGAGCAGGTAGGCATTACCAATGCTGACCCGGACTGGGACGTGGGCGTGATAGATGGGGAGACGGCCACGGTGGTGGTGACCGTTCCAATGGCCGAAGAGCTGGTAATTATTGAAGACGAAAAGGGGATTATTCCGTTCGACGGTAAGCGCTGGCGGCTTGCTGACCCGGTTATCTGGACGGCGTTAACCGCACAGGTCTTTGGTGCAGATGGGCCGGGTGCGCCGGTGGGGGATGAATGAGCATCTTTGGGGCTGAGTTAAACAATGCCCAGTTGAAGGAGCTGAAGCAGGCCCTTGCCGCACTGGACCTGCCACAGAAAAAGCGCCAGCGACTGATCTGGCGCCTGGCAAAATACGGCGTGATCCCGGCAGCGAAACGAAACGTTCGCAACCAGCAAACGCCGGATGGAAGGGCCTGGCAAAAGCGGCGGACCAGCCGCAAGGGCAAGATGCTGCGCAACCTTCCCAAACTGCTGCATATCCGGGAGATGCCAGAGATTGACGCCGTGCGGCTCTACCTGCAGGGCGGAGGGTACCGTAACGGCAATAAGGATATCCCGGCTGGTGTGGTTGGCGGTGCGCAACAGAATGGCATGAAAGCCCGCGTTCGGGCCGGGCAGATTAAACCCCGGCAGGAGGCGGGCCGGATGGCGAGCGTTGCGCAGGCTAAAAAATTACGCACACTGGGCTATTCGGTGAAAAAAGGTAATCGGCAGCGAAAGCCAGCGTTCAGGGAGATTACTGAAACGATGACTTATGCCAAAGCTGGCGTTCTCATTCGTGCATTGAGCGGTAAGGCGGTGAAAGAAAGCTGGAGTATCGATCTCCCGGCGCGTCCGTTCCTTGGCATGAGCGATGATGATTTTAATAAGGCGCTGGCACGTCAGCTACAGGCAATTGGCTACGGCTGGGACGTGAATGCGCAGGATATAAGAGGAAGATCCTAATGTGGCCAAACGTCACGATTAATCAGCTCAACCAGCTTCAGGGTGAGACGAAAGAGATAGAGCGCAAGGTGCTTTATATCGGCAAAGCAACGGTCAATACGGGCAGAACGCTGGCCATAAACACGCAGACTGATTTTGACGTCTTGCTGGGTGATAAGGAGTCGGTACTTAAAAACAACCTGATGGCCGCAATGGTTAACGCAGGTCAGAACTGGTCAGCCTGGGTGCATGTGCTGGAGGAAACAGCGGACGAAAACGCCTGGGAGCAGGCAGTGCTGAAGGCGCAGAGCGTTGCCTCTGTTGAGGGCGTTGTGCTACTGGAGGATATCAGCGATCAGGCAGTGATAAATGCCGCCAGCACGTTGCGTGCCACCCTTACGGCTAAGTATGGCCGCTGGGTATGGCTCCTGCTTGCCGTTCAGGGGCCGCAGGAAGATGAAGCCTGGGCAGAATATGTCGATCGCCTGAGCGAACTTCAGGACGGGATCGCCGCACCGGGTGTCCAGCTTGTTCCGCGCCTTTACGGCAATGAGCCTGGCGTGCTTGCAGGGCGTCTGTGTAACCGTGCAGTGACTATTGCTGACAGTCCAGCGCGCGTTAAAACGGGTCCGCTGCTGGATATGGGTAACGATAACCTGCCGCTGGACGGCACGGATATGCCTCTGGAAATTGCCACGCTTCAGGCGCTTGAAGCACAGCGTTACAGCGTGCCGATGTGGTATCCCGATTACGACGGCCTTTACTGGTCAGATGGCCGCACGCTTGATGTTGAAGGCGGTGATTATCAGGTGATCGAATATCTCCGGCTGTCGGATAAAGCGGCGCGGCGTGTACGGCTGCTGGCCATTGCCAAGATTGCCGATCGTTCCCTGAACAGCACGCCTGCCAGCATGGCCGCCAACCAGCTTCATTTTGCGAAGCCGCTGCGGGAAATGTCGGTATCCAGCCAGATTAACGGTATCCGTTTTCCGGGAGAGGTAAAGCCACCGCAGGACGGAGACGTGACTATCACCTGGGTGTCGGCAACCCGCGTGGCCATTTACATGGTTGTCCGGCCTTATGAGTGCCCGAAAGGGATTACGGTCAGCCTGCTGCTGGATACCAGTCTGAATACGGAGGTGGCTTCATGAGCCAGCGTCTTTCCGGGCAGTCCTTTGACGTCAATATGTCGGGGGAGCTTGTCCATTTTGAAAAAGTCAGCCTGGACATTACCGACAACACATCGGCGGCCAGCACGCAGGGTGTCCCTGATGGCCATGTTAATGGCGACGTGGCCGCTGAAGGCGAAGTGGAAATCAGCAGTAAAACACTTCAGCAGTTCAGTGCACTGGCGCGAAGTGCCGGTTCATGGCGCGGCATCGAGCCCGTGGATTTCCTGTTTTACGCTAAAGCAGGAACGGAAGAGGTCAAGGTTGAAGCGTTCGGCTGCAAGCTGATACTCAGCAACCTGCTGGATCTCGATCCGAAGGGAGGCAGTATCACCACGCACAAAATCAAATATTTTGTGACCAGCCCGCAGTTCGTCAACATCAACGGTGTGCCGTATCTGGAACGTGCCGCCACTGAAAACCTGATTGGGTAAGGGAAAAGAATGCAGGAACATGAAAAAAGCCTGTTCACGCTGGTGCTGATTGGCGCGTTAATCGCCATTGGCCGCGTGCTGGCCAGCGATGAAAAAATTACCGTGCGGCTGTTTGTAGGGCGCATGATTTTGGGTTCAGCGCTGTCGGTTGCTGCCGGAGCTGCACTGGTGCAGTTCCCGGATATCTCGCCACTGGCCATTAATGGCGTTGGGGCGCTTTTAGGGATTGCGGGTTACCAGGCCTGTGAGGTCTGGATACGCAACAGGCTTAAACGCAATGAACCAGCGGGGAAAGCGGAATGACGCTCAGCGAAAAACAGCAGGTCTTTACGGTCCTGATTGCCCAGCTAATCAACTTTGCCAGCGATCACGGGATGCGCCTGACCTTTGGCGAGGCATACCGCACGCCGGAGCAGGCAAGGCTCAATGCCAGCAAAGGAACGGGCATCAGCAACAGCCTGCATTCGCAGCGTCTGGCCGTTGATTTCAACCTGTTCATTGACGGTGTGTACAAAACCCGCACCGAGGATTACCGGGCGCTGGGTGAGTACTGGGAATTGATTGGTGGCAGCTGGGGTGGGCGTTTTAAAAATAACCCGGACGGTAACCACTTCAGCCTTGAACATAACGGGGTGCGCTGATGGGGCGCAGTCTGGCAATCATCGCCACGGCACTGCTGCTGGCTTTCGGGGCCGGATGGACGGCAAAGGGCTGGCAGCGCGACAGTATCGATCTGGTGATTGAGCGTGCCGCCACTAAAACAGGCAAAGCGGCGGGTGAGGCTACTCAGGCGGTGGCCAGCGAGTCAGCCCGTGCGCTTGAGGTGAAGCTGGAGGCTATCCGCAATGCGCCACCCAGGGAAGTTCGTACGGAGTTGGTTAAGCCCGTGTTCACTCATGTTTGCCTGTCTGATGAGTTTGTCAGCATGTACAACAGCGCCACCGAAAAGGCCGAACGTGCCCTTTCAGGAGAGCGTGATAATTAAATGCCCGTTGCAGCTCCCGCGCCTTGCCGGGAATGATGGGAAGAGTGCCGCAAATACGTTGCTTATTTATCTGGACTTATACAGTCAGTGCGCGGCGCGAAATAATCAGTTAATAGATGAAATCCTTTTACGAGAGAAAATAAATCATGAGCAATAAAATCACGCTGACTATTGCAGGTGTCGATTATGTCTTTTCACCAGATATGCAGACCTACAATAAATATATTAATGAAATGACTCTGAGTAATAAAATTGCTCCGGCTCATAATTTTCTTTCCCGCACCGTGGCGGCTGATAATAAAGAAGCGTTGTCCGAGCTTCTTAAACGGCCCGGTACAGCGCTACAGATTGTCAGTAAATTACTGGATGAATATACCCCTGAGCTGGAAATCACCGTAAAAAACTAACCGAGCGGGTCCGTAAAATAGAATCTAACGGACTCGACCAGTATTCAATTTTACGCCGTTTTTATCTTCCCAATGAGGATGATGATCTGGACAGTCTCGCCGCTGCGGTGTGGCTCGATAATCAGCGCAATGAAAATATGCGTATTGCCGTGGCGAATGGCATTGCGCTGGCGTTTAAGGGGAAAGAATGAAATCGCTCGAATTCACGCTGTCACTGATCGACAAAATCACGCGCCCGCTAAAGCAGGCGCAGGGTTCTGTTACCCGTTTCGCGGACAGCTCCAGAGCATCCTTTAAACGTATTGCCACTGGCGGGGCCGGACTGTGGGCCGTGGGCCTGGCCGTGAAAGGGGCGCTTGGACCCGCTATCGAGATGTACGACACGCTTCAGGAACAGTCAGCGCGGGGTATAGACAGCGGTGCCCTGAAGAAAGTCGAGCGTGATGCTAACGCCTTTTCGATGCGCTATGGCCGCAGTGCCGTGGAGTTTGTGCAGTCAACGGCGGACATTAACGCCGCCGTCGCCGGGCTGACGTCAGATGAGCTGCCGCAACTGACCCGGACGGCCAACATCATGGCCGCCGCGCTGGGTGGGACGGCGGCGGAATCTGCGGAGTTTATGGGGCAGATGTTTGCCAGCTTCGAAGAGGATGCGAAGCGCATCGGTAAGGTGCCTTTTGCGGAACAGCTTGCCGGGAAAATGGCCATCATGAAAAAGACCTTCGGCACGGATATGGGTGCCATAAAGGACTTGATGGAGGGCTCAAAAGGCGTTGGCTCAAATTATGGAGTTGGGCTTGATGAACAGCTGGCGGTGCTGGGGGAGCTTCGTCGTTCACTGGGGACGGAGGCCAGCGGGGCTTATGAAGGCTTTATGACCTCGGCGGCTAAAGGCGCTAAAAAACTCAATATAAGCTTTACAGACTCGGCCGGAAAGCTGTTGTCCATGCCGGAAATGCTTATCAAGCTCCAGGCTAAATACGGCGACAGTATTGAAGGCAACCTGAAGGCCCAGGCGGCACTGGATGATGCGTTCGGAGGCAGCTCGGCAGTGGTTAAACAGCTCTGGGGAAACGTGGGTACGCTTCAGCGAAATATCACCGAACTGGGCGGCAGTGACGGACTCAGGCGGGCACAGGAGATGGCCAGCGGGATGGTAAAACCGTGGGATCGCTTTACCCAGATCCTGACGGCCATCCGTCGCGTTGTCGGGCTGACGCTAATTCCGGTGATATACCCGTTCCTGAACCGGCTCGCTGATATGGGACAGACCTTTGCCCGCTGGATGGAAATGTTTCCAAATATCGCCCGCGTTGTCGGGTGGGTAGCACTGGCCGTGTTGAGTTTTGCCGGGGCGGGTGCGCTGGCCAATGTCGTTATGGGGGTATCCGGTTTCGTCATTGCCGGGCTGACGGGTATCTGGAAGCTGCTGGTCATGGTGGTTAAGTCTTACACCCTGGCACTTTGGCTTGGACAGAAAGCGATGGCAGCTTACATCTTTATTATGAAAACGCTTCGCGGGGTGCTTCTGGCCGTTCGCATGGCGGCTTTGATGGCCGGGATCAGCATCAACCTGATGAGCTGGCCGGTTCTGCTGATTATTGGACTGGTTGCCGGGTTGATAGCGGGCGCTTATCTGCTGATTAAATACTGGAGCGATATTAAGGCCGCGGTAATGGATACGGCCGCGTTTCAGGCCGTTGCCGGAGCTATACGCTGGGTGGCCGGAATATTTGGCAGCGCATGGCAGTATATTAAAAAAGGCTGGAATGACTTCACGAATTCAATCAGTGATTTTTCCGTTACGGACACGCTGGGCGGAATGGCTGAAGGGGTTGTTACGCTTTTTGATAATGTCTGGTCGGTAATTAAAAAAGGATTCACAGGTTCTTATAACTGGATAATTGAAAAACTCAATAAAATCCCCGGCGTGAGTCTTTCACTGGCCGGAGAGTCTGCGCCCGCACCCGATTTAACTAACACACTTTCGACGGGGGGCAATCTTAAGGGCGTTGATAAAGGCGGCATCAGTAAAACAATCAGCAACAGTAATAAAGCCACCACGGATAACAGCAGGCGTATTGAGAAAGTTGAAGTGAATGTGAATGGCGGAATGACTCCGGGGCAGTTAATGGAATGGCAGGAGATGGCCGGATGAGCGAATTATTGTATGTGGATTTACTGATTGAGGGGCGCAACTTTGTTTTAAATGCGGGTAATGAACCTGTCACCTGCAATAACCGCCGCTCCATTGCACAAGATATCGTGCATTCGATCCTTGAATCCGGTCTGGCCACCTCGCTGATTGCTGAGCGCAGCCCACTACTGCGGGCCGATATCTTCACCCAGCTGGAACTCCTGGTAGAGAGCGATGAGCGCATTGTGCCCGGCACGGTGGTGGTGCAGGAGGAATCCACTAAGCGGCTATGGGTGACAGCCCAGACCTATGAGTTTGGCCCGGTATCCGTGAGGACTGAGCTGTGACAGAAAAACCAGAAGTCGATTTTACTGAGGTACTGAAAGATAACGGCATTCCGGTGACGGAAGGAGATGTCAGGCGGGAGTTTGAAACCATCGTCAGGGATGAGGGGGTAATCACCAATACCTCGCGGATGTCGCCATTCTGGCGGCTGATAACGGCAATCGTTACCACTCCGGTGATGTGGCTTATCCGGGCACTGGCAGAAACCGTGCTGGCCAATATGTTTGTGGCCACGGCCACCGGAAAAATGCTTCGCCTGCTGGCGTGGGGGGTGAACCTGACAGCGAAACCTGCCACCGCAGCGGCGGGTGTTATCCGTTTTTACAAGGAAGATGCTGGCGCAGTCGTCGTGGTGAAGGCCGGGACGCTAATCCAGACGGAGCGCATAAACGGCGTGGTGTACGTTCTTACAACGGTTGCTGATACCACTATTGAAGCAGGGCAGTCTGATGCCCCTGTTGCCGTAAAAGCCATGGGGACGGGTGGGGCTTACAACCTTGCGCCAGGTTACTACCGCATCCTGCCTGCTGCTGTTTCAGGTATCTCGCGGGTGGTGAATGATGATGACTGGCTGACGTCACCGGGTGCGGATGAGGAATCAGATGATGAGCTGCGGGACCGCGCCCGCAACCAGTTCAATCTTGTCGGCAATTATCACACTGATGCGGTTTACCGCAGCATGATCGCCAGCGTGGTGGGACTGAGTACGGATCGCATTTTCTTTTTACACGATGCCCCACGTGGGCCCGGAACGGCCAATGCCTATCTGCTGCTGGATAGTGGAGTGATCTCTCCGCCGTTTATCGATGCGGTTAACGATTACGTGAATACGCAGGGACACCACGGACACGGCGACGATATGCAGTGTATGGCGTTGCCGGAGACTGAACACGATTTGGATCTCACTGTGTATGTGAGTAACCCTGGCAACCTGACGGCTGAGGCCAGGGGAGAGCTGCTGAGAGGCATCGAAGACCTGACGCGCAGCGCATTTCGTGAAAACAACAATTATCCGGTGAAAAAGACCTGGCCCTATTCGCGCTATTCCTTCTCGAATCTTGGCCGGGAAATTCACAGAAAGTTTCCCGTAGTGGATTCACTGCATTTTTCGCTGCCGGATATCGTCAGCGATCTGAACGTCCCGCGACTTAAAAGCCTGAATGTGAGCCTTGAAGATGACTGATTTAATAAAATTACTGGCGGGGCTGAAGCTCCCGTTCTGGATGGATGACGGAGAACCTGGGCGTTTGATGCTTGCGGCCCGGAGATTCTGGCTAAAGGTCTGGGGCTGGATTAACTGGCCGTTGAACCAGTTCGATCCCCTGACCTGTAGTGAATCGCTTTTGCAGCTGCTGGCATGGCAGCGGGACATCACGCGGTTTAACGGTGAGCCCCTGTCACTTTTCAGAAAGCGGGTTGCTTACGCATTCATCAACGCCCGCGACTCCGGCTCCGTTGCCGGATTTATTGCCATCTTTGAGCGCCTGGGCATTGGCTATGTGGAAATTGCCGAACGTCAGCCGGAGATTGACTGGGACGTGATAACGGTAAGGGTTTCTGATGGCCAACTCTCTGACAGCCCGGAACTGCTCATGCAGATTATTCGCCAGTATGGCCGCACCTGCCGCCGCTATCGCTTTGAGGTGATTACCTTCAGCCATATCACTATTCGCGCTGGCTGGTTTGACGGTGAATACATTACTTACACGGCCAGCATGGCTTCAATGAAAAATGGTGCCACCTTTGGCGCACGGCTGGAGGGCTGACGCATGTCGCAGACGGCAATTACTTATGCTTTTGAGCAATGGAAGACCCAGCAGGCAGTTGACGGGAAACCGGTCATTCTGGACGGTTTTATTCTGGCTAACGTGCCGGATCTTGATATCGCCCTCCCGGTTGACCGGAATGAAGGTATCCCGGACGCAGCCTATATCGTGCACCGGCAGGACGTGAGCCTGACGGGGAAGGTGAACGATAACGCGGTGGTCTACTCCGTGACGATCGGCGCAGATGTTGGCGACTTCGCCTTTAACTGGGTAGGGCTGGTGAACAAGGCGACTAATACGCTGGCGATGATCGTCCACGCGCCACTCCAGCAGAAAGTCAAAAATGCGGCTGGCCAGCAGGGTAACGTGCTGACCCGTTCGTTTCTGATGGAATACAACGGTGCCGCGACAGAAACGGAAATCAGCACGCCTGCCGAAACGTGGCAGATTGATTTTACCGCCCGGCTGGCGGGCATGGATGAGCGGCAGCGCATTGAAAATGTCGATATGTACGGCGCTGGCTCATTCTTTGGTGATGGTTTTCTGCTGAGCCGGAACGGCAGTGATTACAGCATTGCCTCCGGCGTCGGTTACGTTGCCGGATTACGCGTCGTGCTCGAAACGTCTGCAAGGGTGACAGTAACCACCAAGCCAGTGAAAGTCTGGGCCGTGGCCAGCTGGAGGGGAACCATCTCCAGCCTGTGGGGAGTCGATACCACGCTGAAAGTGGCTGCGGCCTTAGCGGATTATGTTGAAAATGGTCGTCAGCATTATGTGTTTGCCGTGGCCAGTATCGACGCAAACGGTGTGATTACCGATCTGCGCCCGAAGGGTACGCTTAACGAGCAGGCTGCCAGCGATGCTTTACGCAAACATGAACTGTCCCGGAATCATCCGGACGCCACGCTGAAAGACAAAGGGTTTGTGAGTCTGTACAGCGGGTTGGCCAGCGACAGCGAAACGCAGGCGGCGACCCCTAAAGCCGTCAAATCTGCCAACGACAATGCAAACGGCCGCTATTCGCAAAAAGGCGGCGTACTTGATGGCAACCTTGAGGCAAAAGGTGATGTTTACGCCGTGAGTGGGAACATCTGCGCCAGGGCAAACCCGGACAATAAATCGGGGGGAGCATATTTCTTTCAGAAAGTGGTTAACGGGCAGCCTGTTAATGTTGGGAGTTTAATGTCTGAGTCTGACGGTGGGCATATTCAGATTAGTCCAGGAAATTTCAATAGTCTTATCAGGATGAATGGAAAAGTTGTTTCAACGCAGCCAGATAATTACCGGATAGTTAGCAATAACAGGGGGCAATTCTGGCGGTTTGATGGTGGCAATTTATATCTGATGTTCACAAAACAGGATGATCCGCATGGGACGTGGAGCGATGCCCGCCCACTTATCATCAGCTACAACGACAACAGCATTAAAGTGGGTGCCAGCGTTTACGCAGGCGGTGGCGCGTCAGAGTTAGCCGCGGATGGCAATGTGAATGGGCGCGTCTGGGGAGGCTGGTTAAACAATTATATTGGCGCACGTCAGGGCGACACCCAGAACTGGGCGTACCACAGTTTCATTCAGGATCTTCGCTTTGGTACATCGGCTGAATTTCAGGAGCGCTCAAACAATGAAAGGATGGGCGGAGGCGTGATGACGTCGTTCAAAGATGCGGGAAGCTCTAATTACTGGATCCGAATTCGCCCCTTGCAAAAGTTTATTGGTGGCAACTGGTACACGGTGGGATATCAATGAGAACTAAAACTTACGGGCCATTCATTCAGCGTGATGAGCTGACTCAGTTTGAAGAAGCATTAAACCGTGCGCACGGCATTACGTTTATTTCTGATGCTGAAAGTAACGACTGGTATGAACTACAGAAACTGTTCTCAGTGAAATCTCTTAAAGTCGTTTTTGATGAGCACGGCATGATTAATTCAGCCAGCTATGACGCTTCGACGCTCTGGCCAGAGGGATATTTTGTCGCAGAAGTAATCACTATGCCTGAGGGGTTCAGCCTGCCAGTATCCGGCGGCAAATGGATCTTCAGGGATAAGGCCATTAGCGGAAGAGTGCTGACCGACGCTGAGCTGAGTGAACAGGCCGCAATGCGTCGGGATGAAATGATGGCATCTGCAACGGCGCAAATCGATCCACGAAAGGATGCGGTTGAGTTGGGGCGTGCTTCCGATGATGAAAAGGCATTGTTACTGGCATGGATGAATCATCGTATCGATCTCCTTCAGCTGGATATTTCTGTGCCCTCCGCCATTGTCTGGCCAGAGTCCCCTGCTGATGTGGCGTGAAGCGGTTTTAGCATTCCCTGACGAACTGGCGGTTGTTGATTGCTCCATTGTTCCGGCGCACCCCTGGATTTACGGACTGGGGCAGCAGACGGATAACGGGTCATACCTCAGCCCGGTGAACGCAGTGGCTTATCTCGCCGGAAAGCTGGCAAGCCTGGGCGATGAGTGTGATGTGACCATTTTTATGGTGTGCGGTGACTCGCATCTGAATTTTATGCAGCTGCTTGGCCAGCTTACGGAGGTTTTCCCCGCACCCGCTTTTACCCAGGTAGCCAGGCTGGCGCAGTCATCCGCCGTCCTTAACACCGTAAAAATGCAGTTGCCCGCGAAAGGTTTAAACGCTTTACCGCCCTCGCTGCCACTTTCCGTGCTGACCAGCCGTAATGCCCTGGCAGCAATGAAAACAGTAGCCGCTCAGGCGGAGGCCAGTACGGGAATAAGCCTGGAAGGTCTGGAGCAGCAGCTTGCAGGCTTCGCTGCAATGCACGCCAGCTTGCTGGACGAAATCAGCAGCGGTCTGGCTGACCTGAAAGCCAAAAGTGCGCCCGTATGGGCATTCACTGGCAGGGGAAACATGGCCACGATTTCTGCTGAAATGATGAAGAACATTCCGCAGCCATCGGCGGTCTATGCGGTGGCCATGATGTTTGTTGGCCGAAATCTTGATTCATTGGGAGGGATGATCCATGACAAACGCAACGCTGGCGCTTAATGGTGAAGGCGTGATGCTGAAAGATATTCGCGTTACTGTCTCGATGGCTTATCAGGATAAAGACCAGTCGGGGCAGACGTCCAGCACGGCCAGCAGTGAACAGGGTATAAAGGCTAAAGAGCTGCGCGTCTCCGGTCTGGTGCCTTTCAGCTCCCCTGAAATCCTGAAGCGTATTTTTGAGCTTGGCAGTACCCGTGACAAAGCCGGAAAACTTGCCGTTTATCGTGTGGCACATCTTGTGACCAGAACGGTAAATTTCAGGGAAGGGACGTTTACCGGAAACATCGACGCACCGCAGCAGGATGGCAAAATGGCCTGGCTGGTAAGCTTCACACTGCGTGAAAAACTGAGCGTGGACGAAAAGAAAGAGGCGAGAACGTCAGGCAAGACCAGCGCGACAAAACAGACCGCTGGCGGTGCTGGCGGCTCAGCTGCAGAAGATGAAACGAAGCTGACGTGGTTTGAAAGCAAGGTGCTTAAGCCTGTCAATGACGCGCTGGGGTAGAGATGAAGCCAGTAAAAAAACTGTGGTTATCTAACGAGCCTGTTCATCTGGTCGATGTCAATCTGGCGCTGGAACTCAGCAGCTGCGGCAGGGGTTTTATCACGGCGGAGACTGACACCGATTTTACCGGGAAACTGGTGCGCATTGATGTGGGTTACAGTGAGCTGCTGCTCCGCTGGTTTACCGGGTATGTGGAGCGCTCGCAGCCTGCCGATAACGGTTATCAACGCCTGTTCATTCGTGAGCTGGTTGGCATCTTTGAGCGCAGCTGGCCGTGTTCATTTCAGCACCCCACGTTACGTAAAATAGCTGACTGGCTGTCTGAAAACAGCGGGCTGACGCTGACAGTGCCGGCTGCTGAATATGCCGACAGGCCAATCCCACATTTCACCCATAGCGGGACGGGTTACCAGCTTCTGGCCAGCCTGGGTGAAGCGTTTGGCATTCCTGATTACCTCTGGTATCAGCTGCCTGACGGTGATGTGTACATTGGCAGCGCGGCCCAGGCTTTGTTCGCAGGAAAGCCCGTAGAAATACCCGCTGGATTTGCCAGCAGCGCAGCGGGCGGCAACTCCATGACGATCCCGGTGGTGCAGAGTCTGAGGCCCGGCGCGGACGTTAACGGCCAGCGGCTGACCCGTGTCAGGTTGCATAACGATGAAATGGAACTGACCTGGACGCCACGGAACCGAGTTACGGGTCAGGCGTTGCAGAAAACCCCGATACAGCGCCAGGTTGAAAATGCTTATCCTGAGCTGGCATCCGGACTGCATCTGCCAAAGTTTGCGAGGGTGGAGGCTGCGAGTGAAAACGTGGTCAGTGGCGACTTTGCCGATCCGTTTCGCCCCCGCTATGCGGTGGATGTTCAGTTGCTCGATGCCGACGGGAATCCGGACAAAGACACGCCGCTCTATTCCGCTGTACCTCTCCCGGTGCCGATGGCTGGCAACGATTCGGGTATGTTCCAGTTTCCGCCAGCCGGGACGCTGGTAGAAATTGGGTTTACGGGTGGCCGCGCTGATAAGCCCTTCGTTCGCCAGACTATGCCGCAGGGCAACAGCCTGCCGGACATTAAGACGGGTGAACAGCTACAACAGCAGCGGGCAGAAGTTTCACAGCGCATTACCCAGGGCGGTGACTGGGTTCGCCAGACCGACCAGACTATCTCTGAATCCTCAATGAACCGCAGTATCACTGCTGACGATGAAACCCGCACGCTGGTAAGTCGGGAGACCATCATTAAGGCAACGGATAAAACGAGTGTTGTGGGAACGGCCACGCTGATGGCTGGAGCTATCCAGCATGTCTCACTGGGTGATTATGCGATGGCCATCAAAGGCAACCGGATAACAACCCTTTCCGGGGACAGCAACAGCAGCATTGCGGGAAACGTGGCCAATGATGTTGCCGGGGATTTACTGGAGAAGATTGGTGGTATTCGCAGCAGTGTGGCAGCAGCGCAACAGCAGATCATTGCCCCGGTGGTCTGGGTGGGCAGCCAGGAAATCAACGTAATGCAGTTGATGCTTGATACGCTCGATGTGGTCAGGCAGCTTGCAGAACTCACTGCCAGTCATAGTCATCCCTCCACCGGAACGCCAACTAATGCCGAGGCAATCCGCCACACCGGAACCAGCGCCAGTAGCCTGAAACAGAAGTACGATCCCGTCATAGGTTAACCCTCCATCCAGCCCGCCGCGTGCGGGCTTTTTTACACCTCTAATTCAGGCGCAACAGAAAGGCCACAGGGCCGCGCTGATTCTATACCCGTGCCAACCTCATTTGAAAAAGATCGTGCCCGTGAGGCGCAGCACGCTGCGCGAGAGCCTGACAAAATAATCATGCCGCAGACAAAATCGGCACTACACCGCACCCGCCTGCCGTTTTGGGATCTGAAAGTTATTTCAGTTTTGAATTTCTACAAGCCTCATCGCCAGCCCATGCCGCTACTAGGGCTTTGCGAAGAAATCCAAACTGAAAAGGTTGAAAAGAATTCCATTGTTTTTCAGTTTAATGGATCAAAATAGGATCCACTTAAAGATACATCTCAATGAAAAATATAGTTATTTTTACTTTTATGTGAGTTTGTTAGAACTGGTAAGACTCATTTTATAGGAGGTAACTAAGCAGTAAGCCCTCGTTGAGGAAGGGCTCAGGGGATTTTCACATAGCTAATGCAACGGAAAAACTGTAGAAAATGGCAACTAAAAATACATTATTAATTAATAATTCATTGATGAATTTCAAGTATGACGCATGTGTTATTTAACAGGGCGTGCTGGGATGGTGTTATTTAAATATGACTGATTTTCAGAGTTGAAAATACAAATCCTTTTGTTTTTTACAGAATAACTTAAGCCTTTTTGACCATATATACCCAATAGTATGAAGGTGTCAGAAGAGTCAGAAGAACATGTGGAATTATCTTTCATCACCAAGCTTCTTTCGGATAATATTGGAGTGCCTTGGTAATGACCAACATTCAAACAAAGTGCGGGTAAATAGAGTAATATAGAAAGGAATAACGAAACTCTTCGTGTGGATATGAAGTCTTTTCGAGAGAAAATTATATTGATATTAATTGACATAAAGAGACAAAAACTATATGAATAAAATAATGTGTTATCAAATTCTGAGTTTTGGCTAATAGATTTATACCCATAATATACTATTAATAAAACAACTAAAATCTGAGATATATTGAGTAGGCGGTTATATTTATTTTTCATGCTTACTAATTTTTGCTCAGGACTATAAAGAGCATCACTACTAATTAAGTTAAATATTTGAGTTATGAATAAAAAAGAAGCTGTCAAAAATGGAATTATGAATGACTTTACCATATCCAAAGGAGAAAGCATTGAAAGAACAATGTTTATGTCGATATTGAAATTTGCCCAATATCCATAGAGATAAGCAAATCCGAGCGTTACTGAGTAAACGGTAATAATAACAGTTATAGGAAACGCACTCGAAATGTTCTTGTAAAAATCTTTTTCACTGAATGTCAT